AATAGAAGTGGTAAGGCTAAGAACGTTGCCACCGAAGAAGTTATCCTTGAGAAAGAAGGTAAGAAAGATGCCTGTTATAATAAGGTGAAGTCCCGTTATAAGGTGTGGCCTTCTGCTTATGCTTCCGGTGCTCTTGTGAAGTGTCGTAAGAAAGGTGCCGGCAGCTGGGGTAACTCCTCTAAGAAAGAAGAGTTTGAACCAATGGACGAAGCCTGTTGGAAGGGTTACACTAAGAAGGGCATGAAGACCATGTTTGGTAAGAAGTATCCTAACTGTGTAAAGGAAGAAGAGACTGAAATTCAAGAAGACATGACAGGAATGTCTCAGAAGTCTGGTGACAAAAGGTCAACAGATTCAGGGGCTGGGATGACATCCAAGGGTGTTGCTAAGTATAATAGGAGAACAGGTGGAAACCTGAAGACTGCCGTGACTACACCACCTTCTAAACTGAAGCCTGGTAGTAAAGCAGCTGGTCGTCGTAAATCGTTCTGCGCAAGGAGTAGAAGTTGGGATGGAGAAAGAGGAAAAGCCGCCAGAAGAAGGTGGAATTGCTAATACAGATACTAAAATGTATCTGTTGAAATATTGCTTTGGTCGTCCTGCCCTTCTACTCACTGAAAGGCAGACCAGAGTTTATTGTCAAATGATGGAAGCATTGAATAAGTATCCATTTGACCTAAAACCATTCTGAGAGTTCCCTGAGAATAAATAGACTTGGTCACTTCCTCCAGTGCTATGTCTGAAGAAAAAATTGCACGCATGTCGGACGACACCCAGGTAGCAATGCCAGTCCGTAACATCATTTCAATTGTTGCAGGTGTGGCTGTTGCTACCTGGGCTTATGGTGGTGTTATAGAACGCATTAATAATCTTGAAACAAATTCAACACTAAACCAACAGGACATCGAACTCAATAACGAGTTTAGAGTTCTTTGGCCACGAGGTGAGATGGGGAACCTACCTGCTGATGCTAGGCAGGACATGGAACTCGAAACTCTTACACGATACATGGATTCTATTATGGAAGAGGTGGAAGAGAATGATGATTGGATTGATGAGTTTGGACCACCAGCCGGAGTATTAGCGACTGTGGAAAGAGTTCGTGAGTTGGAAGTACAGATTACCTTACTAGAAGATCAGGTTGGGAGACTGGAAACAAAAATCTCCGACTTTATCGAACAGGAAAGACAAGAGGATTACGATCAACGTCGTTCAACGATGAACGTAGAGTAAATAAATAGTAGAAATGAGTATAGTATGGACAATGACTATAAGGGAAATCCGTTACTAAAACAACGTGGTGTCCAAATTGATTATACAAAAGAACAAGTAAAAGAAGTCATCAAGTGTTCTCAAGATCCAGAATATTTTCTTGAAAACTATATCAAAGTTATCTCTCTTGACGACGGTGTTGTTCCTTTCATTCCATACCCCTTTCAACGGAACCTAATTGATAGTTTCCACAACAACAGATTCTCTATCTGTAAATTACCTCGTCAGTCCGGTAAGTCGGTGACTGTGACGGCGTATCTTATTCATCAGGCAATTTTTCGTGACAACATCAACGTCGCCATCCTGGCTAACAAACGTGAGACTAGTTTTGAGCTTATGGCAAAGCTCCAAACCTCCTATGAGAACCTACCTAAGTGGCTCCAACAAGGGGTACTCGCTTGGAACAAGGGATCTATTGAACTTGAGAACGGGTCTCGAATTACTGCAAGTTCCACTTCTAGTTCGGCTGTTCGTGGTTTCTCATATAACATCGTTATGTTGGACGAATTCGCCTTCGTTCCAACGAATGTTGCTGACGACTTCTTTAGCTCCGTTTATCCTACTATCTCCTCGGGTAAAAGTACCAAAGTAATCATCGTTTCTACTCCCAACGGGATGAACCACTTCTACAAGTTGTGGAATGATGCCGAGAAGGGAAGGAATAGTTACAGGGCAACAGAGGCACACTGGTCAGAAGTTCCAGGTAGAGATGATGCCTGGAAACAAGAGACTATCGCTAACACATCAGAACAACAGTTCCAACAAGAGTTTGAGTGTGACTTCATTGGGTCAGCTGGTACTCTTATTAGTGGTCCCAAACTCAAGTCGTTGTCATACACAGACCCACTTACATCTTCTGGGGGTTTGGATATCTATGAGGAACCAATTCAAGGCCACGAGTATCTGATGACAGTGGATGTCTCTCGTGGTATGAAGTTGGATTATTCTGCCTTTTTATTGGTTGACATTACTTCTTATCCACATAAGTTAGTGGCCAAGTATAGAAATAACACCATCAAACCAATGTTGTTTCCTGATGTTATTGTTCATGTGGCAAAACGATATAATAAAGCCTGGATTCTATGTGAGGTCAATGACATTGGTGATCAGGTGGCTTCTATTATCTTCTATGATATGGAGTATGAAAATTTATTGATGACTTCTATGAGAGGTCGTGCTGGTCAAGTCCTAGGACATGGGTTCTCTGGGGGTAAGACTCAACTTGGTCTTAAGATGGCGAAAGCGCCTAAGAAACTTGGTTGTAGTAATATGAAACAAATGGTGGAGTCGGATAAAATTATTTTCAACGACTTCCAAATCATTAACGAGCTTACCACTTTTGTGGAGAAGAGGGATTCTTTTTCTGCTGAAGAGGGATGCCATGATGACCTGGTTATGTGTATGGTTATTTACGCCTGGGCTGTAGCACAGGACTACTTCAAAGAGATGACTGACCAGAATGTTAGAGAAGAACTTTATGAAAAAGATAAGACTCAACTTGAAGAAGATATGAGTCCTTTCGGTTTCATTGTTGGATCTGGTGATGAAGATACCTTTGTGGACGGTGGAGAAGTTTGGAGGAATGAATGGGAGAGTGAGAGGTATGATAGGTATAGAGATAAGATGGATGAGTACGGAGCAACCCAACCAACTTGGGAATGGACCCGTACCCCTAATACAGACTGGTGGTGACATAAGATCGGGGTGGTTCTACTACGAGCATTTTGAATGGAGTAGGGCAATGAAAACACTGGGTTTTCTAAATAAAAGTGAATATTTATATTCGGGAGCTAAAGATGGTTATTAAGACCGCTTCCCCAGGTGTGCTCGTCAATGAGGTCGATCTTACCAGGGGAACAACTGACGCAATTACTACTAACGTAGGAGCTTTCGCTGGACCTTTCGCCAAGGGTCCTGTCGATGAGTTCATTTTGCTGAACACAGAAAGTGATCTGGAACTTACCATCGGGAAGCCTACAGATGAAAACTTTGAATATTGGTGGACTGTAAGCAACTTCCTCAACTATGGTGGAGTTTGTTACGTTGTCCGTTGTGATGATAGTGTTGGTGATGAGGGTACAGAAGCGGGTGACAACCCAAATCCTCAGAAGATGCGTAACGCTTCTTCTAACCCAACGATTAAAATTGGCGAGACGGATGCAACTGGTCCGTACATTAAGAACGAAGATCATTTCACAGAAGACTTCCTTGGTCAGAACGAACAGGATCGTTTCACTGCCAGAACTCCTGGTGTGTGGGGCAACTCCCTTGCCGTTACCGTTATTGATGCGGGTGCTGACTTCCAGATGAATCTGGATAAAACAGGAATTGTTAGAGCCATCGATGGTTCTGATATTCAAGATGGAACTCTTTACAACTACACTATCGATGGTGGAACAAACATCGGTACGTACATCAAGATTAAGGCCACCAACCCAGCCGCTATTGTAGCTGGAACGTTCGTTAGCGATAACGCTGGTGCAACCGGTATCGTAATGAATTACGAGAACGGCGTCTACCAAATCATGGTGACTGGTGGTGTGTTTAGTGTTGGTGGATTCCTTCTGAGTAACACCGGACAACAGTCTGGTGAAGTTACTGAGGTCTACACACAGGGTAACCACTGTTACTACAAAGTAGGTTCCGGTGGAACGAGTCTGTTCACTAACGCCGACGCCAATAGCGACGGTGTTGATGATGGTCTCAACCTCTTCTCTGAGAATGACATCGACATCCTGGCTGAGTTTACCGCTGACGGTAGCGAAGCAAACCCAATGATTGTATCTTCTATCTGGAAGGCACAAACTTACACCATGATCGAGGGTAACAACCTATTCGGTTGGCCAAAACAGCCTCGTAATGGTCAGAAAGTAAGACCTGATACTGTTGGTATCACTGAAGGTCCTACTACAGCAGGTGACACCTATGTCTGGGATTCCAGAGATGAAAACTGGTATAACACCTACACCCCTCAAGCTGGTAACCTGATCCACGATACGGCTAACGTCTTCCGGATTGGTGTTATTGGTGATTGGTTCACTAACCAGATCGCTTTCCAGGGTATTCCTTGGTATCGTTTCACTTCCCGTCCTGGCACGACCGCTGATGCTTATGCATACGGTTCCAAGAACGATGAGATGCACGCTATCGTGTTTGACTCAACTGGTGAACTGACTGGTTCTAAAGGTAACGTGCTTGAAGAGTTCTTCAACGTTTCCAAAATGTCTAATTCCAGTCGCCCCGAGGGTGAAAGGAACTACTACAGAGACGTTATCAACTCTAACTCTAGATACATCTACGCCAACGCTCCTATTTCAGGACAAGAAGGCGAACTGAATGAGGGTCTGTCCGACGTTGGAACCTCCGTTAAGAACGGCGTTCAGTGTGCCTATGTCTTCTGTGGTATCAGATCACTTGATGGTGGTGTCGACAACCTTGTCGCTTCACTCGCCGAACTGCAAGCCGGTTACTCCAAGTATGCTGAAGAGAACACCTTCGAGATTGACTACATTCTCCAAGGACCTGCCGCTGCTATTGACGGATCTTCTTCCTTCAGAAACTTTGAGGCTTCTGTTGCTAAGGCCAACTTCCTTATCAGCATTGTGGAACAGAGAAGAGACTGTATGTGTTTCCTCTCCCCACCACGTTACATTTGTGTGACCCAGAAGGGTGCTAACGAAATCACTCAGGACATTGCTACCTGGGCGGATGAATTGAGTTCGTCTTCCTATGCTTGTATTGACAGTGGTTACAAGTACACCTATGACAGGTTCCGTGAAACCTATGTCAACATTCCTTTGAATGGTGACGTCGCCGGAACTTTGGTCTACACCGCTTATCGTTCTGAACCCTGGTTCTCCCCCGCTGGTTTCCAGAGAGGTCAGATTCGTAACGTTGTAAAACTTCCTTACAACCCCAACAAAGGACAACGTGACCTTCTGTTCGCTAACAGAGTCAACCCTGTTGTTACCTTCCCTGGTGAAGGAACCGTTCTCTTCGGAGACAAAACAGCCTTGGGTTACAGCTCTGCCTTCGACAGAATCAATGTCCGTCGTTTGTTCTTAGTTGTCGAAAGAGAGATGGCTAAGTTGTCCAAGACAACTCTGTTTGAGTTCAACGATGACACAACCAGGGCCCTCTTCAAGAACAATGTCAATCCTTTCCTGAGAGATGTTCAGGCTAAGAGAGGCATGTATGATTTCTTGGTTGTTTGTGACGAATCAAACAACACGCCTGAAATCGTTGATCGTAATGAGTTTGTTGCCGACATCTACATCAAACCAGCAAGGTCGATTAACTACATCACCCTCAACTTCGTAGCCACCAAGACTGGGGTCGCGTTTGATGAGGCAGTGGGTCTCTTCAGAAGAAACTCATTCTAATCACGAGGTAACTACAAATGGCAAGACATCCAAAAAGTATTGAACAGTTTAAGTCTCGCCTGGCGTTCGGTGGGGTTCGCCCCACCATGTTCCAGGTGGAATTGACTTTCCCAACTGGTCTTTCACTGCCCAACCAAAACGATTTGGCAGAAGATTCAAAATTCCTCGTGAAAGCGGCTCAACTCCCTGCCTCTCAGGTGGGTGTGATTGATGTTCCTTTCAGAGGTCGTAAGCTCAAGGTCTCAGGTGACCGTTCTTACGCTGACTGGAGCACCACAATTACCAACGATCATTCGTTCGGTCTTCGTGTCGCTCTGGAGAAGTGGTCTGAACTTATTCAGAACCACAACTTTGCTCTTGGTGCTAACGAACTGAGTCAGTATTTCGGTACGGCTATCGTTCGTCAGCTTGATAGAGACGCTAACCA